GATCGATAGCGATACTGCTAGTAAAGCCTGCCATGCTTACACGGCTTAAGCTAAGCACTAACCAGCCTGTGCCTGCAAAAACAAAACCGTTACCGGTAACATTTGTGATATCCCATATATCGATGACTACTGCGTCTAGGCCTGTAAATGTGCCAATATTTAAGCAGTTAAAACATCGTGAGCCTGTAAGGAGTAGTTGAGAATCGACACCTGCACCGCCTGAACCACTCATTGAAAATATTGTGCCGTTTGGGCAGTTAAAGGTAAGGTCTCTAATATTGACTATACCGTTTGTCATTGTGAACATAACACCTACACCGGTGTAGGTGAGTTGGGCGTCGGGCGTAATACCTAAGCCCATTATATTAATGCCATCACCATTAAAACTTTTGGCGGTTGAGAACGGTGAGCCGATAAAATAAAGAAAGTTTTTTGATAATGTTATGGTTGATGCATCTTGCACGGGAAAGTCGGCTTCTGAATTTATAACGACAACATTGTTCGCCACGCTTGTATAAAGTTCTGAGGTGTTTGCGTTTACTTTTATAAAGGCATCACGCCACGAATCACCGGTTCTATCATTCGCAGCTGCGCCGACATTAATTATTTGCTGTGTCATGCTAGGGTCATATCCACGGTTAATAGGGTTGAGTCTACCGAGAACCCCGTATCATCAGAGGTTAGCGGCGAGACGGTTTCTAGCTCGGCTATTCGCGCCAACGCACTGCTTATAAGGCTTTGATTAATGATTTGAGTGCTGCCTGATTCTGCGGCGCCAAGGTCATCTAAGAATTGCTGGAATTGAAATGAGGCGACTAGCTTTTCTCGGCCGGTCGCATCTTTTCTGCGATCAATAATATTGTCGCCATGCTTGGGTAAATTAGACATTGATTAGGAATCCATCGACTGAGAATTTAACATCGGCTGTGGTGCGTATCTTTAAACCAAGAAACGATTCAAATACACCTAGGCCACCGGTCCACCTTACTTGTTGTTCTGTGCGACCTTGTGCGCCGAGAGGCTGCCACCACGGTTCGCCATAGTTGAGGCCATCTTTACTGCCGCAAAGGCCTACCGTCCCTTCTGTGAAGTTTGTGCCAGCGGTTACATCGAGCATGGCGGAATCTATTTCAAAGTAGGCATTTCTATCGGCTTTTATAAAAGTATTAATTTGCCGTTCAATCTTTTCGCCATACTCTGTGTTGATGTTGGCGAGAATGCCTATTGAATTATTATCTGCACTGCCCACTAAGTATTTGCCGTAAGCAAATGACAGGTGATTAACTGACCACGGCTGTAGCGTGTCATCAGGATCTATACCGGATTGCATGTATGTCCAGTCGTTACCAAAATAAAGCAGTGAATGGCGAGCAAGACGGAAGCAAACCATGTCTACGCCTTTCCATGTGAATCTTTGAGATGTGCAAAGATTAAGCTCGGCTTCTGTGTATTCTTCGTTTAATAGCTCTGCAATGGCTGAGTTAGATATTTGAGGAGCATCACCGGATGACATGGCAAAGAAACCAAACGAGCCATCACGATCTCGACCTAAGAATAAGAAGGTATCTTTATAGCGCGCTTTTGCTGCAACGTATCCAGTCTCAATTGCTGCGCCATTGACACGAATAAATGGGGTGTCGACATCGGCTTGGTTTCTAAATACTTCAAACGAGTCCGTACCACCTATGTATAAATCATTTCTTAAGTTGATGACTGTTTTGTTATCATCGGGCAGTAATTCTGCATCAAAAAAGTTAAGGCTTGGAATATCGGTTAAGTTATTGACATCGGTATAAAATAAAGGCCCACCATCGGCAGGCACAAAAACAAATCGTGCATTAATAGAATCAACATCAACTGAAGGAAAATAATCAGGATCTGTTATTTGCACTAATCCAATAGAAGGAGAGTAAAAATAACCCGCACCACCTTTTACAACTATGCATAAAGCAATAAAGGACTGTGCAAAAACAACATCGGCTGTACCGGCTATTGCACCTATCACGGTTTTAATACCGCTTGAGCTAATGCGGATTAAGTTACTCCCCGAAACTTGATAGTATTCATTTTGAAATGTAACTGCGCCACGACAGATTCCATCACCTGTTGATAATGCTGATATGCCCGGCGTTTGAATCAACGTGTCTTCTGTGCTGTACAGATTAACCAAATACTCTTTGCGCTTAGGTATGTCGTTATCACCGGTAATGCCGGTGGGTAAAGGCACCTTCACGATATACTTACCACGGCTAATGTGTCACAGCGTAACCAGCTTGCGCCGTCATGAAACGCCAACACAGGATCACCCGCTGCACCATTGCTGACGTAAGCGGTGTCACCCGCTACACCGACCGGTAACTCACTCACCGAATAAACAGGCTGGCGAGAAAAGTTTGTCTTAGTAATTCCTCGCGCAGAATCACCGGACTGCGGGCCAAAAGGAATAATGTCCTCTGGCTGTATGGCGGTGACTCTTGTTAAGTTTGATATTCGGGTTACTGAGGCCATTTATGTTCCTAGCGCATTATTATCATCGGTGCCTACTACCGCAGGCTCAGGAAAGAATCGTCTACTGCGCGGGCCTAAGTTAACACCCGCACCCATGGGTAGTGACGAGGGAAGCATTTGCTGTGGATGTTTGCCGTATGCTGCTTTTAATGATCGGTAAGCGCGTTTGTATTTCGCGAGCAGTCTCGGCGTAACATCGACCTTGGCAATGGGTAAAGCCTCTAACGCAAGCGCAGAAGCTAAGGCCGTCTTTGTCTCAGCAGGGTTACCCAGTTCGTCTGAGATATCGGCAGGAATCGTAATACCTAAATCGATCCCTACCGACGCCCAGCGATTCAACATATCAACTAACTCATTAAAGGTGTCATCAACTACTCGTGGGTCTGCCGGTGTAAGTTGGTTCTGTACACCGAGATACTTTAATGAGAGTTGAACAATTTCGTTAGCTGTTGCCATGAGGCTATTCCTTACCTTTTTTAGCGGCTTCTTCGGCTTCTTTAGCTGCCTTGGTTGCTGCTTTTTTAGCGGCTTCTTCGGCTTTTAATTTCTTATTCTCTTCTTCGGCTGCGGCTACCTGCTTTTTAACTACCGCTGATTCTTGCTCTTCATCTCGAACAAGCTCACCGCCCACCCATTTTGGAAACTCGGATCGATTGTATAAAGGGATAACTTCTTTCATGTGTTTCTCCAGATAATAAAGAAAGGGGGCCGAAGCCCCCTGACGGTTAAGGTGTTTGACCACCCATTAAAATGCCAGCTTTCAACGGATCACGCATCGTTACACCGAAGAACGTAGTGACACGCCAATCAGTGCTTAGATCGTTAATCGATCCTTGCTTAGCAACAACAACGTTTAAACCTAGCTCAGTTGTAGCGTTCATTAAGATCATGCCGCCTAACGTTTCTTGTGAGCCAACAACCGGCGCTGTATTAATACAGAGCGAATCATTTTCCCAGAAGAGGTTAGTGCCAGCCGTATCGTAGTTAACGAACGTAATGGCTGCGCCACCTGCTGCAACATCAGAACAGTTACCATAATCACGCTGCGCCTGTGCTGCGGTAGTGTTGCCCACAGCGGTTGCATCAATGATAGGTGGGCTGATCTGCAATGTTGTTCCATCAACAACAGCGTTCACTGTGAAGGTTCGCAACTCACCCGTATCGTTTTTATTTTGCAACGACATAGCGTTGAGGCCCGCAATGTTAAACTTATCACCGACCACTACGTTCGCAGTAGTTGATACAGTTAAGTTCATTGAGCGGTTATCAACGTTAGTTGGGTTACCTTCAGCATCAATCGTGGCACCTTGAGGGGTGTAAGATTGAGCACCAGTGACAGTGATTGCACCACCACCCGCCGCCGCAGCTTTAACAGGAGCGAATGAAGTTTTAAACACCTTCATTGCTGCGATTTCTTGTACTAATGCCTTTTGATAAGCGTTAGTTGAGATATCGCCGTTCCTAACTGTCTGCCTAACAGCTAGATCAGCCGCCATTGCGTTATAGTCGGTTGGGTTTAGGATCATCGTCTTGTCAGTTGTTTGGCTCACATCCTGTGAACATAGCAACGCATCAACCGCAGCAATGTCAGCAAAGCCGCTTAATGCAGCGGTTCTACCAACAAATTGTGAGCCTTGGTTAACGACCGTATTGGCCACCGCACGGTTAATGCGGTTATCAATGGCCTGCATAGCTGAACGCATCTTGCGTGACAACTCATCTGAGTCTAACGTGTCAGTATTGGTTAACTTAAAGGGCACGCTGGTGTAAGTGCTAACGCGATGCGGCACTGCTAAACCAGTTGTCTCGTTAAATCCACCTGTTAGGTCAAGACCGTCTGTTGTGGTTGAAATGTAAGGCGCGTCATACCATTCGGTGAATTCCGAACGATGGCCGATTTCGCCGCCCATTCTTTTTACTTTTGATTGTCGTAGACAAATATTGTCTGCTTCAAACTTTTCTAACTCTTCACCCAATACTCGGGTAACTACCTTAGCTTGATTACTCATTTTTTATACCTATTTATTTAAGTTGAGCAACATCAAAGCCTGCCTTTATCGCTTCCTTTTTTAATTCGCGTTGTTTGTTAATGCCCTGTTGTATCGATAGCTTTCCATCGTCCAGTTGCTTATCAATTTCTTGATAGCGTTTCAGGAAGTCAGAATTACCACCGGGAACACCGGATGCATCAATTTTTCGCTCAGGACTGGCAGCGCTTGAATGTTTGCGTTTCACTGTCAATTTCGCAGCCAGCTTGCCTAACTCAAAAGTTGCCCCACCCGGATTGCTCTGGTATAGGTCACGGTATTTCTCAGCTTCTTTAGGATTCTTACCAAACCAATACATCAGTTTTGGTGAGTCCACTGGAAGCTGAACAGCTAAAAGTTCAGAGAAGTCATCACCCAAGATATCCATTGCTTTATCTTGCGACTCGTTAAAGTCCAAGACGCCTAACTTGCTAGCGTTTTCAGCGTATGTTTCTAGTGCTTGCTGCTTGCCTTGTTCGGCAGCTACAAGCCGGTGACCCTCTTGCTGTTCTTGAATAATCCGTCTAACAGAGCTTTCCTGTTGAGCCGCTTGCCACTTCGATAACTCGGATTGAAACCGTGTATCGTCGTATTCACACTGCTCTAACGTGGGAGGTTCTGCGTTGTCGGACTGGCTACTGTTAGCAGCCAACTTCAACTTCAGCTCAAGGTTTTCTTGCTCTACCTTGTCCCGTTTCTTTTGCATTCGTCGCAATATGTAATCGCGATTGTCAGGCTTGCTAGCTGCCTCATCAGATGGCGAATCTTCTTGACCAGCGAGGACGATCTCAACTTCTTCGTTAACCTCATCACCGACCAGTTGCTCCCCTCCGTCGAGGGTTGCGTCTGTATCGTCAATGGAAATATCGTCTTGCTGTTCTACTGCCTTTTCTTCTTCACTCATTACTCGCGTCTCCACGGTTTCACTCGACTTTTCGCCGGACATAAAAAAAGGCCGCGAAATGCGACCTCTTCATGTTCTTTCTAAATTAGTTAAATGGGGTTAGCTGAAAATGCATCAATTAATTGCTGCTTAAAAGTTTTCGGCTCTCCAAATCGTTGTAAGTAATTCCCCAGACCTTCAAGGGGTTTTTCATATAAAGGGATGGGGGTTTCTATGTCGCTCAAAAATGTACCAATACGATCCAGTGTGGGATATTCATCAGCGTAAATACCGTCATTGTCTTGCGCTGCAAAACTGTCTGCGGCTGCCGCTTGTTCTGGCGTTAGCATTGAAGCACCTAAGATACCTGCACCGCCTAAGCCTGCTAATAAGTTAGATGACTCTTTCTTTGCTGGGTCGAAAGCTGCGTTGACACTTCGAATCTGGTTAGGGTTTTTTACAAGCACAAACGACCCTTTTGTGCCCTGCGGTGTGGTATAATTCTTAAACTGAATAGCGTCGAAGCCTTGTTGCCATGAATCAGCCACCGCCCCAAAAATATCCTCGTTCGA